CAAAAGAAAGCACCGGATAGAATACAAGTTTTAAAACAATTATATGAAGATGAATTATTAAGAGCTCTGAATGAAGATGGTTCTAGAACTTCTGTTTACATTTCACCACAAACTTACTTTGGAGATGGTGTCTAATGTCTTACGCAAGAGGTAAAAGATCACAAGCTATATCTGATAGAAGTGGACAAGCTTTTCCATACACAGAAATGGTAAAAGAATGGAACGGTTCTTTAGTCCATATATCTGAATATGAACCAAAGCATCCACAATTGGATCCACCTTATCACAAAGCAGATGCGATAGCTTTAAAAAATACAAGATCACAAAAATTTCAACAACCTACTTTGATATCAGGTTTATATGCAGATTCTGGAGGTATTACTGTAGGGGTTGCAAACTTAACTTTACCAGGAGATTTTTCATTTGAAACTAAACAAGGTGGGATGCAGCCAACTGACGGATCTGCACAAAATAGAAGAAGGCAATTATCTATTCAACTTAGATCTGTAACTGTGGAGATTTCATAATGGCTATTACTTATGCAAATTTTTTAACACAAATTAGAGATTATACTGAAGTAGGTAGTAGTGTTTTAACGGATTCAATTATTCAAAATTTTATCAGATCTGTTGAACTTGATATTGCAGGTAAAGTTGATTATGATGATTTAAGAAAATATTCTACTTCAACATTCACTTCTGGAAATAGATATGTAAGTCTTCCAGCAGATTGCATTATTATGAGATCCGTTCAAGTTATAAATGGAAGTAATAGAACTTTTTTAGAAAAAAGAGATACTAGTTTTATTTCTGAATATAATAATAGTGGTGCAACAGGACTCCCTAAATATTGGGCTAATTGGGACGATTTTAATATTCTTGTGGCCCCTACACCAGATTCTGCGTATACTATACAAATTAATTATATTATTAATCCACCACAATTTACAGCAAGTAATAATACTTTCTTATCCCAATACCAAGAATCTATGTTACTGCATGGTGTATTAGTAGAGGCATTTTCTTACTTAAAAGGTCCTTTGGATATATACAACCTCTATAAAAGTAAGTATAATGAAGAAATACAGAATTTTGCTCTTCAACAAATGGGAAGAAGAAGACGTGCAGAATTTGATGATGGTGTACCAAGAGTTAAAGTTGATTCACCGTCACCATAAAATTATAAAGGAGAAAAATTATGGCAATAACAACAAACGCAATATGTAATTCATTTAAAAAAGAATTACTTCAAGGAAAACACGATTTTGATGCAGCATCTGATACTTACAAATTAGCGCTTTACACATCAGTAGCAACGTTAGGTGCTTCAACTGAAAATTATACTACCTCAAATGAAGTTCCTGATTCAGGACAGTACGCAGCTGGCGGTGGAGCCTTAGTTAACCAAGGTGTTAAAGTTTCATCAGGAGTCGCTATTACTAACTTCGCTAATTTATCTTTTACTGGAGTTACACTTACTGCTAGGGGAGCTTTGATTTATAATACAACTACTGACGGTGGTACTGGTACTACTGATGCAGTGGCTGTCTTAGATTTTGGATCAGATAAAACTGCAACGTCTGGGACGTTTACAATTCAATTCCCTGCGTTTACAACGTCTGCAGCAATTTTAAGATTAGCGTAATTAAAAAGGAGTTAAAATGGCTTTGGTTGTTAATGATAGAGTAAAAGAAACCTCTACCACTACTGGTACAGGAACCCTTACACTTGCAGGAGCAATAACTGGCTTTGAAACTTTTTCATCTGCAATTGGAAATACTAACACAACATATTATTCAATTGTAAATTCTAATGGTGAATTTGAAGTAGGACTAGGAACTGTTGGTGCAGGAACTTTATCAAGAGACACAATTTTATCATCATCAAATAGTGATGCTGCAGTAAATTTTTCTGCAGGAACTAAAGATGTATTTTGTACATTACCAGCATCCAAAGCCGTTATCCTTGATGGGGGTGGAGACATTGTTGCAAACAATGGAGCTAACTTAACAAATTTAAATGCATCTAACTTAGCAACTGGAACTGTAGATAATGCAAGACTAGACGCTGACCTTGCAGCAATTGGGGGATTAACTTCAGCAGCAGATAAAGGAATTCAATTTACAGGTTCAGGTACTGCAGGAACTTTTGATTTAACAACTGCAGGTAAAGCATTATTAGATGATGCAGATGCTGCAGCACAAAGAACAACACTGGGTTTAGGTTCAATCGCAGAATTAAATACAGTTACACTAACAACAAATACTACTGGAGATTATGTTGCGTCATTAACAGCTGGAACTGGTATTACGGGAGACGGGACTGGAGAAGGATCTACTCCAACAATAGCACTAGATTTAAATGAGCTTACAACTTCTGTTTCAGATACTGATGGAGACTTTTTTCCTGTAGTTGATTCTATAGGAGGTCAAAAAAAATTAACTAAAGGAAGTATTAATATCTCTGGTTTTAATAACGACAGTGGGTTTATTGATGGTTCCTCATTAAATGCTTCAAACTTAGACTCTGGTACAGTCCCTGATGCAAGATTTCCAGCAACTTTACCTGCAGCAAGTGGAGCTAATTTAACAAATTTAAATGGAAGTAATATTTCTTCAGGAACGATTCCAAATGCAAGACTTGACCAACAATTACAAGATGTAGCTGGACTTGCTGTTACTAATGGAAATTTTATTGTTGGTGATGGTGCTAATTTTGTTGCTGAGTCTGGTGCAACAGCCAGAACCTCTTTAGGGTTAGGCTCTATAGCAGAATTAAATACAGTTACTTTAACAACTAACACAACTGGAGACTATGTAGCTTCAATTACTGCAGGCGAAGGTATCACAGGAGCAGCTTCGGGTGAAGGGTCTACACCAACACTTGCAATAGACTTAGATGAATTAACAACTTCAGCTTCAGATGCAGATGGCGATTTCTTTGTCGTTGTTGATTCTGTAGGTGCACAAAAGAAACTCACAAAAGCAAATATCAATATTTCAGGATTTAATAATGACTCAGGGTTTACTACAAACACAGGTACAGTTACTTCTGTATCAGGTGGGAATGGATTAACAGGATCAGTTACAACATCTGGTTCTTTAGCTGTAGGAGCAGGAACTTTAATTGATGTAACTGCAGATGCGGTTAACGTAGACTTATCAGAACTTACAACTTCTACTTCAGATGCAGACGGAGATTTCTTTGTTGTAGTTGATTCAGCAAATGCTCAAAAGAAATTAACAAAAGCAAATATAGCTATTTCAGGATTTAATAATGATAGTGGATTCATTGATGGATCTTCTTTAAATGCTTCAAATTTATCTTCAGGAACTGTTCCTGACGCAAGGTTTCCAGCAACACTTCCAGCTATTAGCGGTGCAAACTTAACAAACTTAGACGCATCAGATTTAGCAAGTGGTACAGTTCCTATTGCTAGAATAGATTTAAATTTATTAACAACTTCTACTTCAGATGCAGACGGAGATTTCTTTGTTGTTGTGGATTCTGCTGGAGCTGAGAAAAAATTAACAAAAGCAAATATAGCTATTTCAGGATTTGATAATGACGCTGGTTATACTACTAACACTGGAGATATTACAGGTGTTACTGCTGGTAGCGGTTTAACTGGTGGTGGTGCTTCAGGCTCTGTTACTTTAAACGTTGGTGCAGGTACAGGTATAGATGTTGCAGCTGATACTGTTGCTGTTGACGTATCAGATTTTATGACCAATGGATCAAACAACAGAGTTGTTACTGCAACCGGTACAGATGCCATGAATGCAGAAGCAAATTTAACTTTTGATGGATCTACTTTGACAGTAACGGGTACGGCTTCAGCAACTACATTCTCTGGTAGTGGTGCCTCTTTAACAAATTTAAATGCATCCAACTTATCTTCAGGAACAGTTCCTATTGCTAGAATAGATTTAAATTTACTATCAACTTCTGTAGCAGATGGTGATGGAGATTTTTTTGTTGTTGTAGATTCACTTGGGGCTGA